GGTTTCTTCCTGTATAAAGGGCGGCTGCCAAAAACATAGAATCAAAATATTTTCAGGGATATTGCATTTCAGAATTGCATATGCTATAATGCCAGTAGGCAATAAAGGATATAGTTGTTCCATAGTGAGCGACAACAAAAAACCCGAAGGTGTGCGAGACCTTCGGGTTTTTCTATTCCTATTTTTGGAGCGGGAAGGCTTAACCCCACAGGCTGGTTACCGGTTATTTATCGCCGTCCAACCATTTGATGATGTAGTGGCAAACCACACCAGCCGCGACAGCGACGATAAAGGATATAATAAATTCCATAGTAAGCACCTCCCTTCCTTACCAGTATAGGAGGCGGTAACATCAGCATTATATCACATCCATATCGTCCCTGCTACTTCTTTTTCTACCTTTTTATTCCGCCAACTCCGGCCACCGCAGCGCCCCATCCTGATCCGGCGTAAGCGTCACCGGCTCCACAATCATCCGGCCCTCATCGTCCATAATGTACCACTTACCGTCTATGGTCTGCTGGCCCGTTACCATAGCACCATCAGCACCCAGATAGTACCAGTGGTCTTTATACTTGTACCATGTATCATGCACCATTATGCCGGAGCCGTCAAACCAGTACCACTTACCATCATGCCAGTACCAGTCATTGCGGACTGGCTGACCGTTGCCAAGGTAGTAGCGCCAACCGCCATCCTCCTGCTGCCAGCCGGATTTTCTCTGCGGCTCCACGAGCGCTGCCTTGAAATCTGTCCACAACTGCGGCTGATCCAGCATCTTACGGGGACAATGCTTGCGCTTGGCATCGTAGTGCCGGATCACATGATCTGCCCCGATCCCTGTCTCCGCCATGATCTGGCGTACAAGCTCAATGCAGTTTGCGCGGGCGATATCATAGTCAGAGTCTGGATTGACGCAGATCTCGATGTTAATGCTGTTTGTGTTGGTAACCCCTGGCACCAGAGGCGTACCGTACTGCTTACCTACAGCATAAGCACCGTCGCAGTAATACAGTGTCTGCACTGCTACCGTATCATCCACATACCAGTGGACTGAAGTGGACAGGTTGCCGTTTCGATGGGCCTGAGCGTGTTTAAGCGCACCTGCACCTTTTTTATAATTGTCCGTCTCGTGGATTACAATCCATGCAGGGCAGTTTTGACCTGCGTAACAGTTAATCTGTCTGATTTCTTTTTGTATCTCCATAATAATTCCCCCATCAAAAAAGCCCCAGAGAATTCCGGGGCCCGTCTGCGTTGCGATGTCGCAACATCTACTGGTTTTCTGGTTTCACTTCATCCGGATGCTCTGCGGCCCACTTGTCGCACTCTTCCTCAAAAGTGGTTCCAGGGAACGTATCCCAGCCGTGTCTCTTGCAGTAAGGGCAGTCATCCGGGTGGGAACCATTTTCTGTACCAGGGCCAAACTGTGCCATATGCTTATTATGCTTTGCTTCTTCCTCTGGGCTGTCAAATGTGAGTGTTCTGTTTTTGTAATCTTTCTTCATGGACTTTTCTCCTCATATAATTTAGTGTGGTAGCTTAGATTAATGTGTAATAAATTTCCCACCGTTTTTAATCAGCAGGGTTACAGTAACTTTTTTAATGGTGGGTCCCTGCATCTATTAATGTTTTTCATACTTATTCTTTTGTATAGTTTACTTAGCTAAATAGCAATATCGAAGCTATTAAAAATGGTTTAACTGCCGTACAGTTTACTGGTGATATCAATGATCTTAGAAATCAATCCCTTAATATGAACACTCAAAAAGTTTATTTAATCAGCAAAGATACGGTACAAAATATTCCAGATGCAATGATTGGCACAGGGCTTCTTACCATAAAAAATATGGGACTATTTGCGTCAATAGAAATTGTTGACAGTAATAAACAGCAGTATATTTGGGGAGGTTGGAACTCCGAATCCATCACTTCATTAAGTTGGAAATAATTATATTGATTGAAAAGGTGTTTTTTTCCATCCTATCCACCCAGGAATATCTGAATAACCATTATAAAAATTAAAGTATATTGTGCTTAAATCAGTAGGCAGAAATTCTACATAAATCCATTTATTTTCCTGATTTTTTGATATAACCGCTCGTCCATAAGCAGATAATGGAAGATTTAGAACCGATAAATTAGTTTCATATACACCACTTTTATTTGATGGATCTAAAATGTCTCTTAGGCCTGGTTGAATTGTAAATGTGATGCTTGGAATATTGCTATTTAGCTGTTTAATATCCTGCTCCATTTTGTAAGCTACAGCGGATGAAGGAACAGTATCCTCTGAATTTACAGACACATTAGAAATCAAAGATTTCAGAGTATCTATAATTTCATTTGCTTTTGCAACAGTGTCCCGCAGCTGCCTTTCAGTTTTGTTGAGATTATCAGCATCTAAATCCGGCTCTGAATCATTCACATACTCTGTAGGCGTGTATGCCTCCATTTTTTCAATATCTTTTATCAGCACTTTCTTTCCTCCTTACTTACATCTTAACTCTCTTAATGTCATATTAACTACGGCTGCACTCGATGTTGTTCTCAAAAACAGGGATATGTATATATACCTTGTTCCGGTAACCGAAGATACATCAAAAGTTTGTGTTCGTATGTTTCCACTGGTATTTCTTATTTCCCGTCTCCAGTAATCATGTAAGCCCTCATTATAGTCCTTCCCAGATCCACTATCAGGCCTCATATAGATATAGTTCGTTACATACCCCGTCGCAAGAAGCATTTCGCAGCCACCTGTCGCATTATTCAGTGAATATTTCAATTCGATTTCATTTATAGTGTCAAAATTTAATGGCACGTTAAACACGATAGCTGTTGTAACATATCGGGTATCAAGGGGGTTCTCAATGTGAATATTATCCCGACCGAAAGTAACATTTCCTGTATAGTACCCTCCCGCCTTTCTTCCAAATGACGGAAAATAATTGATTGACTGCCCTGGTGCAAATACTCCGTTATAATATGGGATCATTGGATCATTATTTTCATATCCTTCGTATGTCCCTATGATTGTATAGTCACCAATTTTAATAACTATTCCCTTTTTTATGTTTGAGGCTATCAAATTGGGAAGAGGCGCCAGAACAACATCTTCTTCCATATATTTCCCCTTGGTTTCTATAGTCTGTTGCTCGGCACTGGGAGTTATATACTGTTGCCCCAATGTAGGAATATTCTGTGTAACCATGCTGCCGGGTTCGTAAAATCCCCTAGTAAGTTCTAATGACCCGTTAATAGGAAGGATGTGTGTCTGCGGGAAAATGATCGGCATTCTTCCTACCTGTTCATCGTCACTGCCTTTTCCTAAAAACGTCTTTCCACTTTTTACATCTTCGGGCAGCGCTGTCAATCCAGTTGTATCCGCATTAGCGCCCCTTCTCTCAATAATACATTCTGCCATGCTGCACCTCTAATCAACATATCCCTCAAATGTCCCTGTATATGGTCCGATGGTAACGCCTTTTTTTATGACCTCCTCCGAGATCCCTTGTATAGCTGCCACTACAACATTCCCTGTCATATAAGCCCCTTTAACGCCTGCGGATAATCCGTTAACTGTTGGGTAGATGTATTGGGGGCCAAGTGTGGGGATATCTTGACCTATTGTCACGGAATTAATATGCCCTGTAGGTATCTCGAATGTACCATTGATAGAAAGCTGCTGTGCGATATCGGAATAATCTGGCATAGCACCTGTATTATTTTCTTCGCTTTCAACTCCGATAAATACCGCTCCGGCTTTTACATCCTCTTTTCTGGCGGTAAGCGCCGAATTATCAAACATACCGCCGCTATACACGATACAATCAGCCATATTATTCTCCGGATCCTTTCACTAAAATTTCAAAATCCACAGCCGGCTTTGAGCCGTAGCAATACAGAGTAACAATGCCGTTCCCACTTACCACCCTGTCTACATACCCAAATGCTTTTTTTCTGGCTCTTACTGTTTCAATTCCCGGTTCGTCCCCCAGATACGGGCCGCCTATTATAAGACTTATATTTTCCTGCGCCCCCAATGCACTTACACTTTGGACATACGGAGCTTTGTCACTCCAACCGGATGCAGGAATAACTATCCTTTTTATCCCCTTCATGAGGATAATATCCGCATTATTTTCCAACACAGCTTTGTTCGTTGCGTTTATATCTTCAGCCGAAAATATGTCCCCAACTTCTGTGTAATTAGTCTTATCTTCAAGCGTGACAAGGCCTTCGTGATCTTCTGTCATCTTATATTTACGCAGGCCTGCAAATTTGTCATTTTTATAGTTGGTCTTCAGGTTCATATCTTAATCCCTCTGTTTCCTATTGTTTTCATTCCTAACCGGAACTCTAAGAATTGAGGTCCCGGATATGATTTTTCAATCAGCGTTCCAAGATCAAAAATAATCTTTTCAATTGCATTTGCCTGATAGATAGATGTGTAAGTGATTTTTTCAGGAGTAAGCGGTGTGCTGTTATCTGTGTAGTATGCATTCCTTATCGCTACTATATTCTCCCGCAGCCTCTCCATTTCTGAATCCGTCCTGCGGTCTTCTGGCTTCCAATCCAACTTGCTGTGAGTTATATTTTTATACCCATATTGATTGAGTACATAGGATACCCATTTGATTGCCCTTTCGATGCGGTTAAGATCGTTATAATCAATATAAGCTTTGGAAGACATCTCTATAATGTCTGACTGCGTACGGTCAAAGATAAGTGCCTCTAAATAATCACTCATGGATTTTTACCTCTGCTTTGATTTCGTTCGGAGAAAAGCTGTAATTATAGCTTTCAATAATGCCAGTGCGGTATCCATCATAGTCCGTATCAATCTTGATCTTCTGGCCTAATTTCTTATCGCCTACCAGCACTTCACCCGAAACATTTTCAGCCCGCTGGTAATATGCATATACGCGATCAAGTACCTGCTGCGCATTTCCATTGTGTACTAACGTAGCGTCCGTTACTTCCTGTATGTGCTTATTAAACACGATATCCGGATTTTCTTTAAGGATTGAAGAAGTAAAATGGCTATATTTTTTTCCTGTTAGTGTGACATTTTCGCCGGTTCCTGAAATATATGCGTAATTATCACCGCTTTTTACAATCTTTCCGCCGGTAATTGATAAATCATAATACGGCTCACTGAAAATTATCTCTGCGGTGCCGTCCAGAGAATCATTATAGAGTTCTTGAGTATCCTCTGACTTCTGATAGGAGTGAACTGTCAAGCGGATACCTGTCACAATATCGGAATGTTCCAGCGTAACTCCGGAAAATACTTCGTCATGGGAAAACTCTGCGCTCAATTCTGTTTGCTGGGGGTAAATGATAACCCCATCATAATTGCTTGTATCCGCAATCGCCCCGATTGCAAAGCAGATGTACACCAGCGCATTCCTCTTGGATGTATATGGGATGTATCCAATGAGCGGGATATCTGCCAACGTTTCATCCAGTAAATATTTAAAATCTTCCCCTTCAAATATTTGCTCAAGAACTTCCGAAACCGTCTGTCCAGTATAAACTCCGCCCTCAAATTCGCTTCCATCCAGTACGCCTACAGCATCATGGGCGTCCATATGGTAGTCTGTCTTATTTTTTCGGGCGCCGTTTTTGAGATAAAAGACGCCCAGAAGCTCCCCATTAAAATACAGCGAAAGCTTTTGCTTTTTCTGCAGGTCAAATGGTATGCTGGATTTTGTTCTGACAGTAAAATTCAATGTATTGATGCTTATGCTTTCTGATATGGCGTTGATTTCCTGCAAGCAGTTCCTTTCCAGCAGCTCATCATCCAGAAAATCTCTGTAAATTCCGTAATCAATCCTTGTGATAAACACAGGACGCACCGGCTTGGAGGTTTTTAAAAACGTTATTTCCAGCCTGTCATAGCCCCTGACATAGTTACTGCAAAAATATCTGACAGAATCGGGCAAAAACTCCATATCCGATAGTAATTTATTGCCCGAATACCATCTGATTTTCATTTTTGCGCAGTAATCACCAGACATAGTATTAAAGGTAAACAGGAGGCCCACACTGGTGAATTTCTGATTAAACGTCACTGTTAATGCAGGAATACCTACTTCTGAACTTGTAGTCTGCTTCGGAAAAAGGAATCTTCCAGGATGTAACCCTGCCTGCGGCCTAAGCCCCAGGCTTTGCTTAACATACCCAAACTCTCCATTTTCATTTGATACCTCAGGGCTTATATACCCATATGGCAACGGGTTTTCTGGAAAGTTGATGTATTTACCGCTCAGCAGAGAAAAACGCGGAAAACACAGGGCATAGCCTGGATATACAACATCATCCCTCTTTAATTCCGGGAATTCCTGCCTGATTACGGTTTTTCGTGGGTACAGGCCCTTCCGGGGAAAAAGCCCCTTTCTTGGCTTTAATCCCGGTTCAGTAATAGAAACAGTACTGTTCTCCTTTGCATAAGGGGCTAAATCATCGTACACAATTTTGAGACCTTCTGTATTCTTTTCTGCATCAGACAATATAGATCGCTTCAAAAACACGTTACAGCCTCCTTTTTGGTTCCATGGCAGTAAATACAACGGACAGCCCCGTCCAGTGGTTGCGTTCTCCGTCCTTGCCGTTTTTATTAATCCTTATCTGATCTTCCCCGCTGGTAACATATGCTTCAAATTCAAGTGTCTGCTGGGCGTAAGGGAAAACCATATTATGAGATTCTACAGGGGCGGAAATGATTTCATAAAACGTATCGTAGTCCGCTGGATTGCTCCGATCAGCGTCAATTTCAAGAGTGTAATTATAGAATGTGCCGATAATATCCCGATGCATCCTGTAAGATTGTAATCTCCCAGAGTTCTCGCTATCGGCAACCGCGAAACTGCGTTTTAAGGATTTTACCCATAAACGGAGATTTACTCCGTCTATGGTAAATACCTCATTCTGCATTATTACACCCCTCCTTCCGTTACCATGCGAACGCCTACACGGTTCTTTTCGCTATTTCCGAACTTAACTACTAACTGCCCGAATTTTGTACTATCAAGCACCAGATCAGCCTTTACAACCTGATTTCCGCCTGAAATGTTGCTTTCTGCCAAAGCTTCTTTGAGAGCCTGCTTCATAGTGGACAATGGTGAAACCACTTCCGTCTCCCGGTTATTATCTCCGAGAATAGCTGCAAACATACCTGCTCTGGGAGGTACTACCGTTCCGGTGGCCAGCATAGGCATTTTGTATGGGATAGATGCATAAGCAGATACAGGATATACGCTCCTGCTGCTATACCCTCCTGAATATCCCGCTGCGGCTGCACGTTTTCCGGCATTGATCGCTATTGTAGCGGCGGCAATTCCAGCAGCCAATGAAGCTGCAACAACGCCAGCGCCCACGCCTCCAGCTAATGCGCCTAAGGCAACTGCAAGAATACCCACTGCTGAAGCTGCTGCAAGAATACTAGATACTACTTTTTCACTTGGGGACATATTATCCCAATTTCGTGCTAAAACTGCTATTAATGATATAATCGAGGTCACTGCCAGTATTACAGGGTTTATGCTGGAAACCGTTCTTGCCAAAATGGAAATAACTTGCTCTCCGATTCCTAAAAAACCTCCAAGACTACTTATTAACTGTCCTATTCCTAAGATAAATTCTGAAAACTTCCATGCTGCAAAGAAAGTTACTACAGCGAGGGTAATATTTTCCACTAAAACCTGATTCTCATTAATCCAGCTTGAAAATTTGGTGAGCCATTCTACGAGCTTTTCTAATGCCGCTATAATAAGTGCGCCTGTCCACTCTCCTAGAGGTTGTAAAAATTCTTCCCATAACCACAGGCCCAACGGTTTAAGAGCTTGGACAACACTATGTACTGCTCCCAGCGCTGCTGCAATCAAGTCAAACACTTTCGGAAGCGCCTGCTCTACGCCCCACTTTGTAATAGGTAGTAAAATGCTATTCAAGAACCACAATAATGCATTTCCAACATCGGACACAATCGGTTTGATTGCAATTAGTACCCTGTCAAAGCTCTGTAATAAGGGGGAAAAGTCCACATCGGCAGACCATTCCTTTAAGCTTTCTGATGCTTGTCTGAAAAAGCCTGTTATTTCTAAGATGATATCGCCTAAATGCCGTAATATCTTTGTTCCTGTATCTCCAGATACCCAAGCTTTATCAAAATTTGTAATCAGATTTCCTACTGTATCGACAAGATTTGAGAAAGTAATCAATAAATTATCTGTAATTGCTTTCCCGTATCCTTCTGCATTCCACACCTGCATAAAGGAGGCACTTACGTCACCAGCAAGCTGCTTCACAGCGGAAAACATATTCTTAACAGAGGACAATACCTGTGGCCCGTTTTCCTCCCATGATTGCTTAAGAGGGGTAAAGAGCTGCCCTAACGTTTCCTTGATTGCATCGGCCTGCAATTTAATGTCATTGGAAACCTCCTCTGTAGTAAACATATCTTCCGGCTTTAATTCCCCGGATTCTTTGTCTTTATCTTTCTTCTGCCGTGTGATCTGGATAAGCTGGTCGAACGGAGCAATCGCTTTCTCAGTCTCTTTTGCCGCAGCCTCTGTCTCATCCTTGGTCTTGTCCAGACTATCCGCATAGTCCTGCTGTACCTTTACCGCTTTAACAAACGTGTCTTTCCCAGTGAGAGCCGCTAAAAGCTGCGCTGTCCAAGTGACCGCTTGGGATAGCAGGTTGATAAATTGAGCCAACGCCGGGGCTGCCACCTCTACAAGCGGAGAAAATGCTGTTGCAAACGTATTTTTAAGCTGCGTCAAAGATGACAGAAGTAACGATAAAGCCCGGTTTGTATCATCGGAATACTGCGATAGGTTGTCCATGCCCTCTTTAAGCCCGGCAGTAACCATAGATATGGCCCGGAATACTGTGCTGAACAGAACAGAGGTGGCAAGCATCTTCCCTAAACTCATTCTGGCACCGCGAGCCGATTTGTTCGTGTCCTTTAAGGATTTATTAAACTTTTTTCCTGTATTGCCTGCTTTTTTTTGGGCCTTATCTACTCCAAGTAATTGCTTTTTATATGCTTCTGCGGCTTGCTTAGCTTTATGAAGCCCTTTGTATGCTTTATCATATGGAGCATCACCTAACCCATATCCAGCCTGCTGCGCATAATACAGTGCATCAGTATAACGGTCGATTTCGTCTTGCAGGCTCCTCAGTTTAGGAGATGACTGCTTAACTGTTTTCGCAACAGAAGAAAAAGCATACTTTGCAATGCTGGGAATATCCTTAAAAGCCTGAGGAAGAAGCTTTATATAGTCCATGGTGCCGGACAATGTTCTTTTTATATCTTCGGTTCCAGCCTGCGCACCGTCAGTCTTTATTTTCGTATCAATTACGATTGTTCCATCTGCTTGCAAATTCACTCACCCCGACCTAACAAATCCGCGAAAAACTTACAGTCTTCCTGTGCTCCGTCTGTAATTCCTTTCAGTTCACAGAGTTTTTGGTTATTTTTTAAGAACTCCCGTTCCCACTTTTCCATCTTCTTTCCCTTTGCCAATTTCTGCCGTATAGAAAGCACCTGAGAAAAAAGCCCGTCATCAATTTCCATAAACCAACCGTAAAACGTCCACCAGTGTATCGTCTGGCGGCCTCGGGTCTCAAATCCAGCAATTTTATTGATTGCCGGAAAGATTATCCCAGCATCCTGTTCCCAATCCATTGTTCGGGCCGTGGGTTGCTCATCCTCCCGAGTGATTCCACAGTCAATGAACCATCTGGCAGCCTCGGCGGCTTCCCCTAATGTCTCCGGAGGGGGAAGCACGGGATAGTAAAGGATCTCTATCATGGCCTGTGTCTTTTCTTCTGCAGTCAGCTCATCATCGCCAAACGCTGTAAGAATATCCAGCACAGCCCGGAAATCCTCCCGTATTTCATAATCCACTCCCCCAACATTAAGGCTGTACGGCAGATCCCAGGCTGCCATCACTTCACCGGGAACGGATATTTACCGGGCCCGGCATGATATTTTTCGGTGTATTTTGAGGCTTTACTCTGCATTGCTTCAAAGCTTTTCCCCGTTGCCTTTTCAACGATTTTCTGGACACTTTTTAAAATCACCAGTGCCCATGTCTCTCCGTTTTCAAGCGGCGTGAACGGGCTTGCGACGTCAAACAGGCCGGAAGTGTCAGCCTTGAAAAGCTCGTCAAAACGCTCCTTTAATTCAGCAGCATATTTATTTTTAAGAGCCACAGCCTCATCCTCTGAGAGCTTGTCTTTCTCAACCTTTTCTAGTTCATCACGCATTTTTTCAAACACCACAGACGCCTCTCGGTATCTCTCGATGATATCAATGTCCGTGGGGACAAACCGTAGAGTGGCCAACACCTCCCCATGCTGGTCCACGAAGTCGTAATATTTAACTGGGCTCTCAATGCTTACTTTGATGTTCTCCATGTCCCCTCCTTATAATGCCATCGCGGCTGCGGCGTCCGACGTAAATGCCATCGTGGCCGGGTCTACTACTCCCAGGATCCTGTCTCCAACGTAGTGCACGGTATGGGTTGCAGATACGCCCTTAAGGCCACCAGCAAAGTCACCCAGTTCCACCACGCCCTCCTGGATCCAGGCACGCATCTTTTTGCTCTCATCAGTTTTGTATCTTTTTACACAGAGATATTTGAGGTGCAGATCCGACAGTGTAGCCCTGTTCTCCATCAGCTCGTCAATCTTCTGTGCGTACTTGCTCTCGCCAGACACATTCAGCGGGTCTACTGTCATACTCTCGGCATATCCGGTGATGTCATAGTTGTTGTTGCCCAGTACGTCCTGGCTCTCCTCGGTTTCAGCGTTCATCGAAATCGGCATATCCTCCACGCCTTTTCCGATGATCTCCAGGTTTTCCTTGCCTGTTACATTGTCGGATCCGTCAACGATCCAGAACACCATAAAATCTTTTCTTTTTGCCTCTCCGGCAGCATAGGTCCATTTCGCCATTTTCTTATTCTCCTATCTCTCAAATTCGTTTGTGTATGATACAGTTATTGGGATCACCCAGTCCTGTACACCGTTCTCCTGTGGATCTGTCCCATAGGAGTTATCCCGACTTACCTCTGTGATTTTTCTGCCCCCGGATAATTCTGGGTAGCTATCCAGTTTGTATGTATCTTGTCCAATGGTTACAGGTTCCCGGCATATCCATTTACCCAGGGTATCCAGAAACTCTTGTATGCTCATTTTCTGGCGCTCTTTGGCACTCCCAGAAGCCCTGTACACGACATAAAAAGGATACTGGCATGTTTGATAGACACCTCCCAAAACGTCCTCGGTCTTGGCGTATACAAGCGCTCCGGTAGCATTGGAAAAAGCAATCCCACTCTCATCTCCCAGTTCCTCAAACTTTATTTCTTCGTCTGGATACAGGCCGGGGAACTGGTTTAAGAGTGTTTTGACAGCCGTTTTTAGGTAATCACCTCCATCGGCATCCTTCCCGATGGGCTTCAATTCGTTATCCACGTTTACCACCTCCCGCTGTTTTCTTCACATTTTTTACCCAGGTCTTTCCGTCTTTTTCTTTTGCCACATCAAACCAGTGGGACTGTGCCTTGGGATAGCTATATTTAAGGGGTCTGTTGGTTGGTACTAACGTTGCTCCTTTTCGGAATCGCAAAACATACTCCCCGCCGGGGCCTGTCGGTATTTTATATGGACCCTTTCCAGTGTCTCTATCAACCATGACCTTTCCCATATATAAATAACGTCCCTGTGGAGCATAAGCCGCATATACTTCCCCGGATCCCTGTACGGCGGCACTGGCGGCCCGTGTGGCGTTTATAAAAGAACCTGTCACCATAGGCATAAACGGAACCATGCTGTTCATAACTGCCCCGTCAAGTTGGTACTGCGCCCTCCGGAACTGCTCTTCAAATCGGTGCATGTCCAGCGTTACCCGGATATCTCCGTCAACCACGGAAAAACCCTTGAAATGCTTAATCTTGCTTCTCGCCATATCATCACTTCCCCAGAATTTCAAAGTGTGGAATCACCTTGTACGGGCCGCCCACGGATGAAATCAGATAAACGAAATCCTTTTCGGCATTCATGAAAGCGTAAAATCCCTCATATCGCCTGTCTGTATAATCTGCATCATCAACGGGGCCGTCTCCGTCCCATGCACCTGCCATGAAAAAATCTGTGGCGGGATTAAAGGTAATACTATCATCCAACAGGTCATTCACCTGTTTACGCCATTCCTTCGGCGGCAGCCACGGCAGTTCCTTCCCGGAGGCATCAACCACCACTCTTTTCCCATCTTTATACACAAACGAGATATGTAACTGTGCATTATCGGTGCTGTCGGGGCCGTACAGCTTCATGATCTGCCCCCGGTCTGTCTCCAAATGCACCCCGGAAAGAACATGAGGATACCAGATAGCGGCAGTATTGGATTCATAAAAATTGAAAATTGTCACAGTGTCACTATGCATGGCGAACCTCCCTGGGTTTATCTTCTCCGCTTACGTCTTGCAGCTCTATCTGCCAGCCTGCTTGCACGTGCCGCCTTCCGGTTGTCCTCATTTCCCCACGGAGTTCCTAGACCGTGCTCATAATCCGGCTTGTTTCTCCGCTTCTCGTGCATGGCTGCTATGTCTGCCTTTGAAAGTTCTTTGTACCCTTCTTTGCCCTTGACAGCATCTTTCAACTTATCATAATCATATTTGCTTACGGCTCCATCAATTAAAGCCTTACCTGCGGCTGTTCTTTGTATTGTCCGTGTCATTCCACCAGGAAATTTATATTGGAACCCGCCACTGCCGCCCCTGCTACCCATTCCACTGCTTCCGCCTCTACCACCCATTACACAACGCCTCCTTGAATTTATCTGTAAACGCCCGGATCCTCACGATGTTCCCCATGCACTCCTCCGGCACGGAGCCATAAAAGATAATGGTTTCCGGGTGTAACCGTCTTACCATTTCCTCATATCCCGCCAGAAACAGTGCTTTCTTTTCTTTGCTGTTCATGCAGCCAACAGAAGACACCGCCACGGTAGCGTTCTCCGGCTCTCCATCAAAACACCACTCGAACGAATCCTGTGTGCTCCATGAGATTGTCGGAATAACCTGAATTCCTGCCTCTTGCAGGTATGCGCCTACCCAATGCTTGCGGTAATGGTTGTATATCTGCATGACCTTAGGGAAATCTGTGTAGGTTGAGAAATCCGGAGACATTACATAACGGAACTGAGACAGCATGGGTATGTACCGGTCAATATTCGTCCAGAGTCTTTGAAAAATATAATCATCAACAAAACAATGAACGCCCTTCTTCTCCCTGTCTTTTGCGGTTTTTGCATAATTGAATCCTATCCACTCGCATCCAGACTCATATACTTCCGGGTGTAGTTTCGGGATTCCATATTCTCCAACTCCTTCAAACATTCTTTTCTGAAGGTTTTCATAATTCCTCGTTTGTCGATAATTTATTTTTCTCACCTCTTTCAGACATTCACTCCTAAGCAACGCAAAGCCGTTACAATGTCTCTACCGTGGTCGTAATACCGATACCTCAGCTTTTTGATGTCAACCTTATATTTCTTTGCCAAATCTACGAACGTGTATTCCTTCCCGCATATTGTGTGATATACGGTATTGCGTTTGTTATAGTTCTGTGTTTCTATATCAGCCCAGCGGCAATTTGACGGCTCGTAATTTCCATTCACATCTATCCTATCAATAGTTAAGTCTTTTCTATATCCGCTGTTGTAAGCCCACTCACGAAATGATTCATAATTATTAAGCCATTCGTCACATACCGAAATACCTCTGCTGCCGTAATTGGGATATGCTATACTTTGAGGATTTGCGCAACGCTCAATCATTCCATAGTAAATGCGATACAATCTTTCATGGATTCTTCCGTCTATATATGTTCTGTTAATCTTGTCTGATTTACAAAATTCAGCACGCAAGCACCCGCAACTTTTTGTATAACCCTTTACTAGATGATTGTTGATAACAACCGCTTCATTTCCGCAGTCACATTTACATCTCCAGTGCGTCGCTCCGTTTCGCCAAACTTGTTCGATAACAACAAGTTTCCCGAATCTTTTTCCTGTTAAATCTTCAATCCGTTTCACAAATCCATCTCCTTTTACAGAGAGGGACTTACTGCTGTCTCCCGACATGTGCCCTCGTTTTAGCACTCCCCCACTCCATCAAATATCCGACGTTCCAGGTTGTCATAGTTCCAGCTGTTTCGGTAGTTCATGTGCTACTCCATCTTTTTAAATCGGTTCCATAATTCTGCAAACTTCTCCCAGCCGTACATAGCCACAAAGGCGACCAGAAATCCCGCCAGAATTGCCGCCAAGATCATGTACCACAAAATCGTCTGCTGGATGTACTGCATATACGCCACAAAGGCGGTCACTGTCATTCCGATGGACAGGACAAACACCAGGATATCTGTCGGGATCTTGGCAAGTACGCCTACACCCTTAAACACCTGTGTAATGACCGACACCATAAACGCCAGTGCGCCGATAACCGCCAGAATGGTGGTCATGTTCGTAATCAATGTTTCCATATCTACCTCGTTCCTGCGTACAGTAATGGTACGCCATCATCGTTCTTTACTCCCGTTAAATACAGCCTTGCCGTATCCTCTAGGTTTTTGTTACTTACCTGTGCATCCCCGGCCGCCTGGTAGACCGCGCTCCATGCCTTTGCGCCGTTTGCCATTTCGGATGGGGAGGCGTAGGAAATTGATTCGGAGCCAGCAGAGCGGGAGATTATCACTCCCGACGTTGCACCGCCGGACCCGCCAGAAGATATTCCTCCAGAGGCGGCAGATAGTGCCTGTTTATCCGCTAGCTCCAGTTGATATAGTTTGTCACAGACCGCACACACGGCCTTCTGTACCTTTGTTGCCGCCCTTTCATTAGACGGTAAGCCGTCAGCCAATCGGTCAAAGGTTATAGTGTCCAGAAAGTCACTGGCGCGGTCTGCAATACGGTCAAAGTCGGATTCCGGCACAGCGCTGCCGCCATATTTTACTGTGTAAAATTCAAAATCGGTGTACGCCATGCCGGAACCTCCTCATCATGATTTAGACGTTACATCGTCATTGCCGGACTTCAACGCTTTATAGGTATTGTCACACTCAACTACTGTGATATGATGTCCGGTTGTGGCCTTGATATCCGTTTTTCCGTCCCACGCCGTCCAGTTCTTGACGCTTTGGCCGTACTTCACCGCGGGAGCGGAATCTGCCGCCACCTTGTACTTATACATGTGCCCGGTTCCAAGGGAAGGTTCAACCGTTACCTTCGTCTCCCCACTCTTTGTCCCCTGCGCCGACGTAACCGTCAGCCTTCCGAGCGTGGTATCATCTGTAATCGTTACAACGGAGATAGCGTCAATGTACTCCGCGAACAGGGTCAGACCCATGATTGCGAACGCCTCAGAAACCGCCGTATTGTAGTTGCCCTGGGTATGAAATCCGATAAGATTCGTTTCCCCGGCACTTACCGTATACACCAAACCGGCGCGTACAAAATCGCTGTCGTTTGGGTCAACGTAATACAGTACAATGTTTTCAACAGGCGTAGCAATAACCCGTCCTCTCTGGATTTCTCCCTCTGCCAGAAGGAAAATTGTGTTAAATCCCATGAAGTTCTTGATATACTGGAAGCCAAACTGATTCTGAATAGTAATATCAGCCGCCCCCAGATATTCATACACGTCAAGAATGTTCACAAATCCAACCGTCCCCGTGGCCGTTCTGTGCATGGTCTTGAACTTGTTTTCTACAAGCCCCTTTGCCATAGCTAATGCCATCTGGAATGTGGTTTCTGTTGCGGTCAGTGTTCCTGTATTCAGATATTTGTAGAATCTGCCTGTTACATCGGTCTGAAGCTGAAACAAAAATTCATCGTCTGTCATCTGTACGGCGTTGTCGTAGCCGTGGTCTTTAATGCTCTCAATGGAAACGGCTTTTGCGTACTTCTCAATCGTAATATCCGCATAGTCCTTTTCCTTTACGATGAATTTGCTGTAGGGGATTTCCTCGCCTTCGCCTACATTTCCGCTTTCAAGCGTCCCCTCCGCATATTTGCTTTTCAGCTTCGTGTTGGGCTGCTTTTTGATGGGGCGCATAATCCCCAGAATGTCCCGCAGATGCTGCCAGTTGCGCTCGAATCTGGTTACAAAATCTAGCTCTCTGGCAGTCACCTGGACATCTGCTGTTTTAATCAAATTTTCTTTTGCTGGCATGATAGCCCTCCTTAATTAAACAAACTCATGTTTGCAGCGATTGCAGCCTGTCTCTCGGAAGCATCCTTGATACTCATAATCTGGTCTTTCGTCATGGCTCCGCCCTGATTCTGCTTTCCTATAGGCTGAGTAAACCTTGCTGCATTCTGCTGTGCTTTCTGCTGCTCCTCATCAATAAACGCTGAAGCGTCTTTCTCTTTCATCTGGGAAATGAGGTCATTCAGTCCAAGAATCTTTCCATCCTTCAACTTCAGCCCCGCATCCTTGACCTCCGCCATGATGGCTCTTTTCGCCGCCTCGCTGGAGAATTTAATCCCCTCAAACTCCGTTTTCAGAGCGTCCGAAAAATCTCTCTCATACAGCTGCGCCTGTGCGTTTTTCTCGGCAACCTCAGCCTTTTTCTTCCAATCAGCCAAATCCTGCTGCATGGTTTCAAGGTCAACACCCTCAAAGCCTTTTAATGTGGCTTCTGCTGTTTCAGCCTTTTCTTTCCAAGTATCACGTTCTGTTTCTAATTTTGAAACAACTTTGCTGTACTCCCCTGCATTTTTGTAATGCTCAGAAAGTGCCTTTTTTACATCAGCCTGCTTGTCTGCCGGAATCTCAATCCCAAATGATTTCAGTGTTTCGATAAGTTTCTGCATACCAATCCTCCTTGGTCGTGTTTATTGACCTGCCGCCGCAGGTATGGATTAAGCCCGATAGACCACGGGCGGGGTAATCGAAAAGGCAGGACTTGAACCTGCGACACACGGCTTATAAGGCCGCTGCTCTAACCCACTGAGCTACTTTCCGTAAATGCACACGCCGGAAATTGCATCCGCTTTTCAACCTCCGGCTCTTATGTGGCCGTTTCTATTAAGGACGTGTGCAAAGAAAGGAGGTAAATCAAATATAAGAAAAGAGCCAGCAACCTGTCGGAAATTCCGAACAGTTCACTGGCTCTGCGACTGGCGACTGGCACTATGATAATTTAATCTTATTTTTTTCTATATCTACCACAGATTCATTTTTGCATACAGGGCAAAATACAATTAAGTTTTTCGCGACTGTATCCGGGCGAATTTTTGTCCGTGTTTTATTATTACATATCGGGCAATATACCCAATTACTTCTTACCATTCCCCTCACCTACATTAATCATTGCTTGTTTTTATGTATCTATTTTATCACATTGTCCTCGGGCTATCCATCCCCACATTTTCAAAAAGCGGTAGGGAAAACCCACCGCCTGTTTGTGATTACAGCATATTTCTTAGTTTTTCTACATACCTCGAAATTGTTTCCCGGGCTTCTCGGCATTCAGCATCTTTGGACATATCTCCTACCTCCTGTGTAAGTTCGTCCATGTGTTCCTCTAAAGCTGCCAGCATTTTGCGTTTACATTCTTCAGACTTCCCGGAACGATAAGACTGCTTATTATCCATATACTCTGTATACGCATCTCTGCCATCATTTCGGCTGTAATGCCCCCTAACATAATGCTCGCCTCTCCGAGCATAGGAGGAATCACGATCATAATTTCCCATCATGCGCCCATCAGCAGAACTGTATCGTCCGTCACTATTGCGTCCTCTGCGCCGGCTATATCCTTCATCTCTCGAATACGCATTTTCACTGTATCCAGAATCCATTTCAGATAGTACAGACATATAATATTCTGCCTTTTTGTCCCAATACTCTGTATTTTTGATATCCTTGTACATATCAATAAGTTTGTAAGCAGTTTCCAGGTTTGCAGTGTTTAAACCCTTCTCGGCAATTTTTCCAATTTCGTCCTCGACAATTGCACATAAATCCTTGATATCCCTCATTTCTTTCCCTCCTCTCAACCGCATACCCGAACAGCTGTTATATTGGGGTTGTCTACCAGAACCGGAATCGTCCCGGCGTTTTTAACAGAAACGTTTTCACAGCATCCACAGAACACGTCAACGTATGTCTGGGACGATACATTAAAATACTGCTCTACGGCTGCCGGAGTGGCTCGCATGACCGTCCCGCCGAGAATTTCCCCATCTCTGGCGATTCCCAGTGCCACTTCTCCTGCTGTTTCTCCGGTGGGTACCGCAACATTGCCGGAAAATGTAACCAGATATCTACCAGGCTTTGCAAGCGTAACCTGTGCACTCCCGGCCCGGTGTCTTTCAGCGCATCCTCCCTTTGTAGCTACTATAGAAAATGGAATTGACTGCCCTACCGGTACTGTGACCGGCGCTGTATTTACTAACTCAATCATAATATTCTCCCTTCTGCGCAAAAAGGACAGACTTTTACGGCCTGTCCCATCTGCGTAATAACGGCATCAGCCGAACATCCAGAATCATTTTGTTGAGGCCAACAAGACGATCCGAAAGAAACTCCATATGCAGTTTTAGCATCCGCATCCTGCGTTGCATCCACATCCGCCGCCAAAGCTAAAGCCTGTCGGGTTGATGATGGATGTATACGGGGACATTACCGGATAAGAGGGTACTGGTGTAGGTCTCAGCGCGTTGATAATGCTGTTGGTCTGTGCATTATTGGACAGCTGAAGCTGTGCGGACTGTAACTCAGTCTGTAAGGACTGGATCTTGTCCTGTGTAAACAGATCAATGATGCGCTGCGTTCCGGCATTCTGCGCCTCGATCACATCGCGGAATCCGTTGTTTACGGTATTCTGGAGGATGTTGGTCTGGGCTGCCATGTTGTAGTTTACGCCAGCGATTGCCTCTCTGGTGTCGCAGCAACACTGCTGCATCTGATAACCCAGATTGGACAGATTCGCATTTACACCAGCAAGACCGTTGCAAAGCTGACCGGAAAGGTTCTGGATACCGTTTTCGATTCCCTGTGTGGACAGTGCCGCGTCGATATCAGCGCGGGTTGCATAGCCCTGGAATGCCGGAGAGTTTGCACCTCCACCATTTCCGCCCCAGCCGCCGAAGCCGCCCCAGCCAAACATACCGAAAATTAAAAAAAGGATGATCCAGGCTCCCCAATCTCCACCGAAGCCGTCATTTCTCCCTGTGCCGCCAGTTAAAACGGCAACATCAGAAGCAGTTAATCCGTCTGTCATAGTAATAATCTCCTCCGATTATGATATTTACAAACCGTGTGCACCCGGTTATGTACTATTTAAAAAAGCCTTTGAACATGCCCTGCATCTGCTGGGCCATCTGCTGGGCCTTGTTAAGTTGCTGCTGGCTTATCCGGCCAGACTGTAACAGTTTATTGATCTCTTCATTGGGGTTCTTGCCCTCCATTTCTTTCCGAAAGCGCTGGAACTGTTCTATCATTCCAGATGGGCCCCCACCATTCAAAGCGTTAAACAATGGATTCGCCATGCTTACCTCCTTCTGGCTTTGTTGCCGATTCAAGATAGCTGTATAATTCCTCGTATTTGCCCCGTAAATCGTCATATTCCTGTCTGGTGACATATTTATCGTCAAGGTTTATTTCTGTCTGTTTCTGCGGCTCCTGTGAGCCCAAAACAACCTCTTTATAAGCAAACGTCCGAAGCGTCGGCATCCCGGCGGCATCTGTGGTCTTTATGTAAAAATTGGAGTTTTCTGAATCCAACAGAAGGACGCTTGTGTTTGGAGCCACAAGATACGACTTGGCCCCCGCCTCGCCCTGCACCCACAAAATCCCTTGATTTACCTGTTGAGCTTGCTGGGGCTGCTGATATTGGGCTTGCATCTGCGCCAGCCTGTCCATTTGCGGCTGTAATGGATTCATTTGCCCAAACTGATACGGATTGTACCCATATCCAGGTGTATATGGTAATGCCATGCCTGTCCCTCCTATGACTAAATCAATGACTTTGTATAACTAAATTATGGCATAAAAAATAAGCCCCTGACAGTTCATCAAAGGCTTATAAAAGTATCAGCATACCCTTATTATCTTGCTATTCACCCGGCGGCTCATGCGTTTTACAGTTGACACGCTTACATTCATTAACTCCGCGCACCTTTCCAGAGGGACATTCCGCGCCCTTAGCTCGAATAATTGGCGCTCATCCAATGTGAAATTGCAATATGTACGGAAATAATTCAATTCTATCACCGTAAAATCATATATTTTCAAGAAAATTCTCCTTACTGATTCTGCGCAAGATAAGAAATAAGCTTGTCTCTCGTTTTTTTTAGCTGTTCAATATTGTTTCCTGAAATTTGACTGTTTATCATCGTCACAAGTGTTTCCATAATAAGACTGTCCCGCTCTCGTATCTCCTTAAGCGCTTCGAAGTCTTTTTTATCATGATCTTCCAGCGTTTTTACTCTCTCATTTAACTTAAAGGCTGGGGCAATCCACTTGTGAATCACTGCAGCCGCTCCTCCAATGATTGAAATTCCTCCGCAAATAGAAAGAATTGCCTGTATCGTTTCCACTTTTTTTACCTCTCCCAGTAATAAATTGGCACTTCCTCGCCACTGTCCCAAGTATCGTAGTAATATCCGTCCTTCACACATACCACATGCCCGTCAATTCCGAGAATATACGTTCCTTTTGGAAGATCCCGGCAAAAGTCATTGACCGTATATACATATTGTCCGTGATCGTCCACAATATTTCGTCGGAATCCGCATTCTTTAAGATACGCTCCCCAAACAACATTGGCGGAAGGCATATCTGACAGTTGACAAGCTTTGACCATAACTCCGGAAAATGCTGTCTCCCAATCAATGTTAAGGGCCTTGCATATCGCCCGGATAACACAGTCACCTACACGCTGAGCGCGGGGATTTGGGTTGAATTGTTTCCATCTGCTCATAGTACAGCCTCATAGGTTTTCTCAAAAATATCCGGTTTGCATGGATATAACTCTCCGTTCACACCCTGAATGATAAAATCACCAACAGAAACATGATGATGTCCTTCAAGCGTTACGATATACAACTCTATAGGTGATTCTACCGGATTTTCCTGTGCATAATAAGCAATGCCGTTTTCGACGGCTCTTACCATCCATTCCGGGACATAATATTTCCCGTCCGAGCCCTTCAAGTCTCCGTCATACTGGAACGCCTCAATTATAACTGGTTTTTTTCTATACTTCATATTCATACTCCTTTCGCGTTCTGATATCGCCTCGCCGCCCCTCTGGCTTTTGCAGCCTGTTCACGGTTCCAGCGGGCAATCTGCAATCTTTCGTTGAGCGGTCGCAGATCGTTTGCCTTACAAAATTCGCTGTATGCCCTATTCTGCTTAGATAGCAAATAGGATTTCCGGTCAAGCGTCTGCTGAAGCTCAAACTTTGCCGCCTCGTCCTGGCATTTCTCCACGGCCTCTTGCAACCCCATGACCTCACGCTTTGTCTTGCGGACACGGCGTTCTAAGGCACGCTGTCGCTGTTCTTTTTCATACATCTTCCTGTTTTCTTCGCTGTCAAACTTCTCGAATGGATTATTCATCCCTTCTATGTGCACCGAAAAGTGATGACGACAATTCGCTCCACATATTCCGTCCACATATGTATATCGGCAAACATCTATAAAATCAGGGTATTTATTATCTCGTAGCAATTTCACAGACGGAGAAAGATTAAAAAATAATTCCGGCCTTCTACTCTTTAATTTATCCCAATCAATAGAATATCTTCCACCTTGCCATGCCTCGTGTGTTGGGCGCGCTCCAAAATGACTAGACGTAAGTACATTCGCGTACCCCATTTCCATCATTCGAGCAATCTGTATGTCTCCGGTCGCTTGGGCTATCCCAGTTCTCACGGCACGCGCAACCGCTACTTCCACCGTATCGCGGTAGCCGGAAGGGTAATCCACATATACGCCGCCGCTTGCAACGGTCTCCACGGCCTCTCTGACGGCCTGTGAGTAGCTTGTAGCCCCGCTCGTGACCTTATTATAGGCGAAGTCACACTCATTGATAAAAAGCCTCTGTGCGGCTTCTGCGGTGTTGCGAGTCATATTCCGCCATTCCCCCAGAGTGGCGTTGTAGTTCCGTTCCATTAGCCGGATCAACGCCGGAGACTGTGTCAGCGGCATGGGAGACAGCCCGGCGGCCCGGTATATCTTGTCATCGTATTCCAGGGCCTTGACTCCGGCCTCTTCCATGGCCACCTTGATTTCTTTCTCCTGCCGCTTCGTGTACTTCGCCAGCTCTGCCGTGATATCCTGCAAAAGGTATCCGCTGTCCTGCAAGACCTGTATGCGCCACGCGTCAGAGGAGGTAAGGAGATAATCGTCCCCTCGCCCGATGCGTATCATCATGCGGTCAATTATTTGCCGTATAATGTATGTATGAAGCTGAGAAGCTATTTCTTCGCTCCCCTCTGCAATTTTTGAAAGATATTCGGGACTTAACATTTACTTTTACCTTTCCACCACATACGCCACTTCCATTCCGGTTCCTGCGTCATTGGTAATCACGGTAGTCGGGCCATATGTCCGCAGGGCCTTGTAGGCGGCAATCTCTTCGGGGGTGAGATCACGCTCGATGGGAGTTTCAAGAAGCCATATGACCTCAAGATCTGGCATGGCAGCCCTAAAATCCTCCAAAGATGTTATACCTTCAATTCTTGCAAATATACGCTTTACACCTGTTTCGTTAATTGTAGTATAAGTACCTTCCGTCCCATAGCTATCCACTTTGGCATATGAAAGCCTGTTGCATATACATGGAGAATACATGTAGTTATCTATATTTTCTATGTTCAAAGCAAACCTGGAAGTAGTTGACTCAATGTCTGGGTTTCCAGGCATACGAACCCAATCATTCACATTCGCATTATGCCCTATCCTCTGCACATACTTCCCTCTCCCCAAGTCAATCTCATCACAAATCCACTGCTGACCGTTAGAATCTGTGTAGTTGCCATCCTTGCTAACTGGCACACCGGGGAGACCGTTAGGAGTGGCGAGGGTGAGGGATTGGCTCTGACTTCCGCTGTCGGAAATAGAGACGTTGATTGTGCCGCTCTCACCAGCACTCACTATCTCCTGCGGATACTCCGGACTGGGGGATGGTTTGCCGCCGGTGTAGGGTTCAAAAGGAAGTGCTGTTTCACCTTTATTCAGCATGGGATAAATTGTGTAATTTACTGATTGAATAGTAGCAGATTCATATTGTATTAGGATACTTACACTTTTCGTATCAGGCGTTACTTCAAATGAACCATTTGCACAATTTTTACTACTCCCATCACTAAAAGTTATTCTTGCTTTGAGCAACACTGCACCGGCACTACCATTTCCACCGTTTAAATAATATTTGCCTGGTGATAAAATTATATCTTTCCCGTATATGGTCGCATATTGTTTGT